GAAACAATCTTTATTACACTACCGCACGTGCTGACAGTGATGCAAAGGCATCTCTACTTGTTAACGATGCGGGTGGAGACGGTTCTCTCGCATACGATAGTGCGACTGGTGTATTTACTTACACTGGCCCAAGTGCAACAGAAGTAAGAGCGCATCTAACCGCAAACAAAGGTTTGTCGGTAACGTCTGGTGGTCAGTTTAACATTGACTCCGCAAACGTTAAGGGAATGTTCTCGGTAACCGATGCTGGTGGTGATGGTTCTCTATCCTATTCAAATGGTGTCATTACATATACTGGCCCAAGTGCAACCGAAGTAAGAGCACATCTTAGTGCGGGAACTGGTGTCACCTATTCGGGTGGTGCAATCTCTATCGGACAGGCAGTCGCAACTACTTCAAATGTACAATTTAATAATATTGATGTTGACGGATTTGTAGACCTCGGAAACACTAACGGAAATCCTGCTTATACCAAAGGTCGTATGTTCTATGATAGTGCGGCAGAAGCAGTGTCTTACTATCCAACTAGTGCAAATGACGTTACTGTTAACATGGGTCAAGAATTCATTGTTAAAGTTAAGAACGTCTCTGGTGCCCAAATTAATAATGGGTCTGCGGTATACATTAGTGGTGCCGAAATTGGCAATGGAGACCATCCAACCGTAGCACTTGCTCGTGCAAACTCAGTTACTACCTACAAGGCAATAGGTCTTGCAACACACGACATCGTAAACAACGCACACGGTTTTATTACACAACTTGGTTTCGTTAACGATATGAATACTGCGGGATTCACTGCGGGTGCTACACTCTATGTATCTCCCGATTCCGCTGGTAAGATTACAACAACAAAACCTACTGGTTCAGATTTCCCATTCACGATTGGTTGGGTTATTAAGGGTGACTCTGCTGGTGCTGGTGGTAAAACACTTGTTCGTCCATCATCTGAGACATTTGATAATGTTCGGTCAACTCTGGACATAGTTGCGGATAGAAAAATAACTGCGGATAGTGCTGAATTCAATCTAGTGCAGATGTCAAACTCTGAGTACACTGGTGCGGTTGTTCCAACGTTGCGTGAAGGTAACCTGTTCTACATGAACGGCCCTGACGCACTAGCGTATCAGAATGCTGACGTAACTATAAAACTTTCTCAAGATGATGTTACTCGTGTATATAACAACAGTGGTACTAGTATCGCAAAGGGTAAGGCAGTATACGTATCTGGCGCATCCAATGACTTCCCTACCATTGCACTTGCAAGGGCGAATGCGTTCTCTACTGTTCAAAACACACTTGGTCTTACTGCACACGTAATTGCAAACGGTGCCTTTGGTTTCGTAACAACTCGTGGTCTGTTTGGTGGTCTTAACACTGCGGCATTTTCTGCGGGTAATAGAGTACACGTATCCCCTGATTCTGCGGGTGAGTTGGTACCTGCCAACCCAGTATTCCCCAGCTACGCATTTGAGATTGGTACAGTACTTGTTGCTGACTCCGCTGGTGGTGGTGGTGTAGGTGGTTGTATTCAGGTTGACCTGAAAGCAGAAGTATTTGAAACAGTACGAGTTGATGGTGTATCAAGATTCGATGGTGATGTAACTATCGCAGGTAACTTGAACATCCTTGGTTCCGAGTCTAAGACTACGGTTGCCACTCTTGCGGTTGGTGACCAGTTCATCTCTGTACAAGAAGGTGACACAATCACTACTGCACTACGTGCTGGTGACTCAGGTGTCAACAACGTACTCTTTAAGGATCATTATAAGGGTGACGATACACAAACATACTTTGTACAAATCTACGATGCGGATAGTGCTGCTGCGGGTGATGTCATTCGATGGGGTCTTGACTCTGCGAATGGTGGGCCGGGCATTGGTGCGTTCAAACACGTAGGATTCGATTCTGCGGGTGGAGACTCTGATTGGAACTTGAAGACTAATGGTCTAACAAACATTCCACTTCGTTTCAATATTACTCTAGATGTTGGTACAGACAACGGTCACGATAGTGGTGACGTATGGAAAGGTGCCGCTGCACCACTTAACGAAGACTTTGGTTTCTTTGGTAACTACAATACGGGTTCACAACCCTTTACTCATGCGGGTATGTTCTATGATGCATCCGCAACTAAGTTTAAGTTCTTTGATAGATACGACCTTGATATCGCAGGAAACGTAAACACTAGTGGTGGTAACTTTGCACTAGGTGATGTGGAAGCTGCATCCTTTACTGGTGCCTTGACTGGTGCGGTAACTGGTAATGCCTCTACCGCAACACTCCTACAGAATGCAAGAACCATTGCAATCAATGGTGATGTGACTGGTACTGCAACCTCATTCAACGGTGGTTCATCTATCAGTATCGCAGCAGCGATTACTTCAGACACAATCATTAACGCAGATATCAAGTCCGATGCCGCAATTGTAGACACTAAACTTGCTACAATCGCTACTGCGGGTAAGGTAAATAACTCTGCAACAACTGCTACTGCCGCAAACACTGGGTCTGCAATCATTGCCCGTGATGCGAGTGGTAACTTTGCGGGTGGTATATTCACTGGTGAAGTCAACCGTGATGCACAAACTACAGTAACCGCAGGAATATATGGTTCCGCAACTGCAATCCCTGTCCTCACTATCGACTCAAATGGTTTTGTTGACAGTGCAGGAACGATTGGTGTATCTGGTATCACTGGGGTAACATACGACTCAAGTAATGGTAATCTTACTATCGCAACAAGTGGAGATGACTTTGTTGATAACATTAACCTAAGTCCATTCACTACTGCGAACTTGGCCGAAAACACCAATCTCTACTACACAGACGCAAGATCAAGAGCATCTATCGCAGGTCGTAACGGACTCGCATATAATGCTTCTACTGGTGTGATGGATATTGACTCTGCGAATGTTAGAGGAATGTTTAGTGCAAGTGGTCAACTTGCTTACAACTCAAGTAGTGGTGCGTACACATTTACTAACAGATCAAATGCCGACACATTGACCGCAATCAAAGCAGTGGATGGTGCCTCAAGTGGTTTGGATGCGGACTTGTTAGATGGACAACACGGTGCACACTACCGCATCAACGTATACAATAACGCAGGTTCGTTGTTAAACTAAGGATAAATAGATAAATGTCACAATACAATAGAATAACAAGCCGATCCCAGTTTGTCGATTACTGTCTCCGTAGATTGGGACACCCCGTGATCGAAATCAACGTGGACGATGAACAAATTGAAGACCGTGTTAACGATGCGTTACAACTGTTTGGTGAATACAATGGTGAGGGTAGTTACCGAATTTACGTTACAATCACCATAACAGCTGCAATGGTAACTAGAGGTAGTATTGATTTCGATTTGGACGAAGGGATACTACCGTCAGGTATAAACCCAGATGACATATTGAGTATTTTGCGAGTACTTCCGTTTGACACTTCATCTAGTAGCACTAGTTTCATGGACGCTAAATATCAAATGCGTCTTAATGATATTCATGGTATGCAAAATGGTGTGAGTGACATTGCGGGTTACGAACAAATGCAACAGTACCTGAGTCTCATTGATATGAAACTGACGGGTACTCCACAGATTCAATGGACAAGACAGGGTAACGCCTTACAGATATTTGGTGATCTTGGTGGAACTGGAGACCTCAAGGCTGGTAAATCAATCGTGGCTGAAATGTATGTTGCGACAAGTGCCAACGCTAATGGTAAACTATATAATAATATATTCCTGAAAGAATACGCAACCGCACTCATAAAAGAACAGTGGGGTGCAAACCTTATTAAGTTTGAAGGAATGGTACTGCCTGGCGGTGTTCAACTTAATGGTAGACAAATTTACGAAGATGCCAAATCGGAAATCGAAGTTATTCGTCAACGCATATATAATGAGTATGATACCCCACCAGACTTCTTTGTAGGATAACATAATGGCAACGAACCCGTATTTCAAACAAGGTGTTCGTTCTGAACAAAACGTCTACGAGGACATCATAATTGAAGCCCTCCAGATGTATGGACAGGATGTATATTACCTCCCACGAGAAATCGTTAACAAGGATTCAATCTTTCTTGATGACATCCCGTCACGTTTTGGTTCTGCATACAAGATAGAAATGTATATCGAGAACACCGAAGCGTTTGATGGAGAGGGAGACTTATTCACCAAATTTGGAATCGAACTCCGAGACCAAGCAAACTTCATCGTCTCTAGAAAGAGATGGAAACAACTTGTCGGTGCACGTCTAGCGGAAACGGCAAACTTCCGTCCACGTGAAGGTGACCTAATCTTCTTGTCATTGTCCAAGTCTATCTTCGAGATTCGTAAGGTAGAGACTGAGAGTCCATTTTTCCAGTTACAAAATCTTCCCACGTTCCGTATGCAGTGTGAACTGTTTGAATACAGTGACGAAGACTTTGATACTGATGTTGTTGATATTGACATGGTGGAAGGTGAAGGTGCATTCCAATACTCCTTGACACTCGACTCCTCTGGTTTATACAACAACATTGCTGGCACAACTGGTACTAGTTTCACGATTGGTGAAAAGGTATTGCAGACTTTCACTGGATATGACATGGCTGGTGAGATTACTCGTTGGAGTGACTCCGATAAAATATTACATATCGGACACGCAGGTGCAACTGATGGTAAGTATCATGTTTTCGTAACAGGCAGATCGGTTACCGGACAATCTTCGGGTAGGGTTGCTAAACCTACTCTTGTTGCAGAATTACAAGAGATTCAGAAAGACGCACAGAACAAAACCTTTAATGACTTCGAAGCCGACTTCCTCGACTTCTCTGAGTCCAATCCGTTCGGAGACTTGTAATGTTTGGAACATGGTTTTATCATAAGAGAGTAAGAACTGCGGTATCTGTATTTGGGTCGATGTTCAACAACCTACACGTCCTCCGTCACAATAGTGCGGGGGAGACAGTATCACAGGTTAAAGTACCTCTGTCATATGCACCAAAGAGAAACTTCATCTCACGTTTGGATGAGATGAGTAAGGGTGAGGATGCAGAACGTAGGGTTGCTATTAAGTTACCTCGTATGTCGTTTGAGATTACAAACATGGCATATGACCCGTCACGACAGTTACCCAAGGTAAACAAAATCTCTAAAGCGAGTAATGAGATAACTAAACGACAGAAGATTTACACATCTACTCCGTATACAATCTCGTTTCAGTTAAACATCTATGCAAAATCACAGGACGATGCGTTACAACTTGTTGAACAGATTCTACCATATTTTGCACCACAGTACACCGCAACGATTAAACCCTTTGCAGATATTCCTACACTAACCGAAGATGTTCCTATCTCTATGTCGGGCATAACCTTCCAAGATGATTACGAGGGTTCGATAGAACAACGTAGGACTATTATATATACATTAGACTTCGAAATGAAAATTGCGTTATACGGGCCCGAAGGGACTGGTGAGATTATTCGTGATGTCCGAAACAACTTCTTCTTACAAGAAACTGGATTACGGGACAGTGACACATATCTCAAGACGCAGAAGATTACTCCGAATCCATCTAGTGTTGCTGCGGACAGTGACTATGGATTTACTACAGTAGACTTGGATAGCAGTGGATAATATATGAGTGATACAAGTAACGATAAGAATATCAAAGATGACTATACTACCTCCCGTGAAACCTATCACGATATAATCGAGAAGGGTAAGGAGAGTATGGAGTTGATGATTGAGGTGGCACGTGAGAGTGAACACCCCCGTGCTTTTGAAGTACTATCTGGTATGATGAAGAACATGGCAGATGTCACTGACAAACTGATGGACTTGAATAAGAAACACAAGGAAATCAACCAGACCGATGAACCCAAACAAATTGGTGGTACAACTACCAATAACCTGTTCGTAGGAACTACTACAGACCTACAGAGACTTATACAGAATGAGAAAGTGGAAAAAGTAATAGATGTCGAACCCGAACAGGAATGAAAGTTACCTCGGAAATATAAATGTTAAACGTGATGGAGTTCAACATAGTTTTACCGAATGGGAAATCAAAGAATACTTAAAGTGTTCGAGTGACCCTGTATACTTCTGTAAGAATTATCTAAAAGTAATCTCTCTGGATGACGGGTTAGTGCCGTTTGACTTGTATCCATATCAAGAGACTATGTTTGACCACTTCAATAACAACCGATTCTCTATCGTACTTGCGTGTAGACAGTCAGGTAAATCAATCAGTTCGGTTGGTTACATACTCTGGTTTGCGGTCTTCCACAGTGAGAAGGTCATTGCTGTACTTGCGAACAAAGGTTCTACTGCAAGGGAGATGTTGGGTCGTGTCACACTCATGTTGGAGAACCTTCCGTTCTTCCTTCAGCCGGGAACTAAGGCACTCAACAAGGGTTCTATCGAATTCAGTAACAACTCACGTATCATTGCCGCATCTACCTCTGGTAGTTCTATTCGTGGTATGTCGGTTAACCTATTGTTCCTAGATGAGTTTGCGTTTGTTGAACGTGCAAATGAGTTCTACACTTCTACCTATCCTGTTATCTCTGCGGGTAAAGATACTAAGGTTATCATTACATCTACCGCAAATGGTATCGGTAATACGTTCCATAAGATATGGGAAGGTGCGGTACAGAAGGTAAATGACTTCATTCCGTTTACAGTGAACTGGTATGATGTGCCGGGCCGAGACGAGGCATGGAAGAAACAGACGATAGGTAATACATCCCAATTACAGTTT